ACTTTCCATTCTTAAAATATAATCACTTTCTTCACCTCTAAAATTAAATATAGGATTTGGATCACTTGGAACAGTAGCATAAACTAATGTATCAGTTGTAATTGTTGACGGTGAAATTGTAACTCCCGAACTACCTGTAAAAGTAACCCCGTCAATATTTGTTTGATTTGGAACTAACCCCTCTATTTCGTATATCATAAGTTTATAACTGGTCTAAAATCATTTATTAATTCTAAGCTAACTTCACCCGTAGTAATATCTGAATTAATCGTGTTAATAATATATCTCTTATCCTGTATAACTAATCTATCATTCAAACGTAATGAAGTAATTAAACCGATAGGAAAATATGCCTTAACTTTTGTCAATCTATTTTTAGTGTTAAAAAGATTTGATAAGTAACCAAAATAATAAACTGCAAATAATGAGTTATTAATTAGTGTTTCATACCATGTCGAATTATCACTTGAAAAATTAAGCGAATAAATTTGATTATTATATAATAAATCCTGTCCAAATAAAGCTACGTTTGTTATTGTACTTTCTGTTGTGCCGTCGTAAAACCTAAGTGCCGTTGTTGTCGCACCATTGTAATATAATAATATAGGTTTTGGAATATAAGGTTTATAATCTGGTGATGAAGTTAAACAATATCCAACTTGTAATGGAGTGTTAGAAAACTTTTGAAAGTTTAGATTTTCAAACGGTACACTAATATTAAACTCCCCACCGTCGTATGGGTAATTTGTTGAAATATCGCCGTATTCTCGTCCACTAACTGCGAACTCTCTATTCATAAAACTTTCACTTTTTTGATAGGTAAATGAAACATTTTTATATAGTGGTAAACGGTCTACTGATATTGTATCTGTATCAATGTATTTAGTAACATCAATTAAAGCTCCTTTGCTATACCAAATATCTAGTGGTTCAACTTGAAAAGTATCTACACCAACTGAATAACAAGTTAAATTGAATTGTTTTAATATACCACTAAAAAAGTCTGCAACTGTAATGTCGGGCATATTTGCGTATATGCTAGTAAAACTATTGTTAATAGTGAAGTTAGTATTTTGATAAGCTATTACACCACCATATAACACATGATAATGAGTAGTACTTCCAAAAGCTGTAACATTATAGTCACTTGTTTGATCTACACTAATATTATATTTAATATCACAAGTTTCTGAAGTTTTAATTTTAAATGTAAATTGAAATTTATAATTATTAGTGCTTTCTACTGCATAAATTTTTACTGAATTTTCAATTGCTGAATTTAATTTAACTCCATATAAAAAAGAATTATTCTCATATACTTCAATTTCTAGTATTACATTAGGAACTGAAATATAATCTAAATTAAAAAACATTTCAGATAATAAAGGAAAACCATTTTCCAAACCTTCTAAAGTAAAAACACCATCATTATATATGTCTCTTGCCGGAGTGCTTTGTCCTGCAATTTCTGTAATATTAGTATATGTTAAAGATTTACCGTATTTCTTTTCATCTATATTATCAATGTTTTTACAATATAAAAATAGTTTTTTAAACCTATCAGTTTGTAAGAATGTAGATTGAAAAGTAATATTAAAATCGTTTTGAATTGCTTCAAATATCTTACTAACTTTTACCGCAGGGAATAATTCCGCAGCTTCTATACGACCCGTTGAGGTGCTTAAATCGGTACTCGTTGCATCTCCATAACTCCATAATTTCTCACTTGAAATTAAAGGATAACGTATATCGTAATCAGTAGTTGTATCTATAATTCTATTTTTAACATCTACACCGTTTTGAGGTTGTGTAATAAATTCATATTTTAATTCATTTATTTTAGTAACTCCAAAAGTATCTTTTAAGCTAATTAAGTCACCGTAAAATGTAATACTATAAAATTCAACCTTACCATTCTTAACGCTTGACCCTTCTAACTGAATTTTACCACTTCTAAATGGAACTAATCCAATTTCAATGTACGCAAATCTACGTAAATTATGATCGATTGCACCGTCAACATCGTTTTGATAAAAGTATTCAAATATTTTATTGTTATTTTCTGATGCAGGAACGGTAAAAGATTGAGTAAAATCTGTATAAACCTTTGAAATATCAGAAATATTCTGAATTGAACTACTTAAATTTATCTTTTCATCATCAAATAAATCTAGTTTAAGGTAGTTATTTGCCGTTATTCCTTCAATATATATGTCAACTACTCTATTCATATTATAGGATTTGAGAAAGTGAAGTCTAAAGCATAATTAATCAATTTATTATTTATGTTTTTTTGTAGTTCAATTTGATTTGTTGTAATTGTAGCAGGTCGATTGTTTATCAAAATCCTATCACTTAATAATAATTGCTTAATTGTACCTTTAAAGTCCTCCTCAACAAATCCTGTATTACATTTAATCGTTTCATTACCATTTGAATTGAATGTAGTAACCAAACTTTCCTGTGCGTTAAAAGAACTAGGATTTATTCTATAATTTTTATATGATTTATTTTCTGTATTAATAAAATCAGTAGAATTTTTAAACAGAAATTCACGTTGCCAAGCTCCGTATTTATTTATGAAGTCTAAGGTTATCGGAGTATATCTACATTCTGTAATCGGTTTAAAATAATATACTGCTACATTTAAATTTAAATCAATATCAAATATTTCAAGTTTATTACCATCAGCCCAATATGAAGGATATACTCGGTAAATAGTTTTAAAATCTGGGCCCGTTGTAATTGTATTTGTAACCGTTGCGCCTGTTCTTAAATTTGTATAAATATAATTTAATCCAACACTCCCAAACGGTGCAATATTTAAAACCGTTAAATCACCAGCTTTTAAAGTAGCATAAGTTTTTGAGCTATCATAATGATAATAATAAGTTTTTTGATCTAGCAAATAATTACCATAATCTGAATTAATACCATCTTTTTGTTCTATATATCCTTTAAATGCTGTATATTGAATTATAGAAATTGCTGTATAAGTAGTACCTACTAATTTATATTTTGTAATTATAACATTTGTATATAAATTTACATTAGTACTTAAATCAACAGTAATCGAATTAATATTATAAGAATTACTACTAATAAATTCATTTAAATAAGGCGCAACATCAAAGTTAACACTTGTAACATTGCTTGCAGGACTTAATTTACTTAATGTATATTGAGGCAATAATGGGACTGTTTCGCCTGTTTTCCACATAAATATCTCAACCTTTGCACCAATTAAACCTGTCGCAGAAACATTAACTATGTAAGGACTTTTTGTTAAAATTATACTCATTTCTTTTTGGGTTGTTCTATTGTACTATTAAATAACTTAATTGCGTCCAAACCGTATTTAGCGACTAATTCACCTGGCAATTGTTTATATGCCGCTTCAAATGGTTTGGTAAAAAATAAACTTGGTTTTATACCATTGAAATATATTGACCTAGCTATTAAGAATTGTAAACTTTTACGACTTATAAATCTACCTTGCTTATCTTTTGGCGCAATACCCTTTCTAACTATCCATTTATCCAATGCTTTTGGTGGTGGCATTTTAGTTCCAAATTTATATGCCGTTGTATAAACTGATCTTTTACCATTAACCCCTTTGTCTTGAAAAGTACCGTAGTCTTCCATTGAGAAATATAAGCTAAATGAATTTGCCATTAACTTATATTCCCCTTTTAAGCTATTATAAAGCTTCTTAGAGCTATTCTTTTTAAGTCTTGTAAGATTACTTCTACTTTCTTTTATAACGTAGTCACGAAACTTTTTTAACTCCTTTTCAGTTTCTAACATATGCTCATGTCATTTTGGCAAACCACGTCAAAAGTCATTGTCCAACCAGCTACATTTTGGTCGAACTTATCGAAAAAAGGTTCACAACTAGCCACATTTTCAATCTGATATAAGTCACTAAATAAACTACCTCTATACATACTTTCGTACACTCTATTAAGAATTGATAATGTCGTGTTCATTACGTCGTCCTCGTTATTATTTCCTGTGTATAAAGTAACCGTTTCATCTTTGCTAAAATCTACTAGGTCCATGCAAATAATTGAAATATTAAAGATCAAAACTTGTTTATCAAATGTAGAATTGTTTACCATTATATGGCATAACGGAAACATATTTTGTTTATTCGTTAGAACCGCTGCTAAGTCTCCCTTTGTAGTTTGATTAACTAAACTATCATTATTTACACTCTCATATAATTTAGTTACTATGTCGTAATATCCACTCATTTTAATCTTTGTTTTTTTAATTGGTTTATTTCAATTCTATTCTTTTGCTTCTCGAATGTTAGAAAGTTAAGGATGGTAAATAGTTCCATTCGGAGGACTTCATCAAATTTTCTAACATCTCCTTTTGCAACTGCATAAATGCTCTGATACCATCCCCATTGTTTGCTAAATTGAGTTTCTTCACTAAAATCGCTTTGTTTACTTTCGTCATCTTCATCAGCATCGTCTCCAAATAGCTGATGGTAGCTTGTAGTAACTCCCTTTCTAAATTCCAAAAAAAAACATGTGAACTTAAAGCAATTGATAACGGAGTATATTTCATTAAATCTCCAAACTCCTCTACGTTATTAAAAGGCGCAATTAAATATTGATTGTTTTTATTCTTTTCAGTTACAGGACGGTACAATACTGCCATTGCTTTGTGAAATGTATCAAACTCTTTAAACTGTGCTTCTAGTTCGATATACTCCTCCCACGTTATTTTGTCAAAGTTTGGTATAATTCCTAACTCTAAATCTTTAATCTTAAATGTAGGTTTTAACTTTGGTATTTCAGAAAATAATTTATTAAAATGATTAACCAATTCAACCATATCATTGAAAGATATTTTAACAACTTCATTAAGTTCAATTCCACAAAATATTTGTATCATTTTCTGAGCGACAAATTCATCATCTGTGCTATTCTTTGAAACCTCCATAAACTTTTGATAATGCATCAAAGGTATTTCATCTAAAGTTGTTGGTATTGTAAGTTCTAATTTCATAATTAATATATTGAATAGTTACCTTTATTTGGATTGCTTAATTGATAGCTTACTGCATATCTTAACGCATCTAAAGCGTGATTGTATTTATCAATTGGAGTTTGAGATTTTTTTTCTAACCACGAATAGTTATTTAATTCTTTTATCAAATCAATGCTATTTTCTTCTATTATCATTTCAAAATCTCGTAGCATCTCAATACCTTCTGTAATCTTATGTTTTACGCAAGGTACGACATTGTTCCCTTGATGTTTTAATTCTGCTATTAAACGAGGTTCTGCATTATCACCAACTATTAAACCACCTTTTGAAAAATGATTGTTTAAACGTGCTAGTTCTGTTGTGACTAATTGAGTTTGATAAATATGTAGTTTGACATAGATAAGTTTTTTACCCTTATCAATTGACGTTTCGACTAATGTAGTCGGATCGTTTGAGAAACCATAATCCTGTCCGAATACAGAACCATTATCATTGTTAAATTCACCTACCCTCCAATTGTTATAAATAACTCCTTCAGCTTTGTCTAACCACCCACCTAAAATAGTATGTTTATATTTCTCAGGTCGTCTTTCTTTAATATCATTTATTTGATCTAAGAAACTTTTAGATAGGTTTTCAATATTATCTAAATAAGTTGTATGAATGTAAGTGACATCGTCTTTAACTATGTTTGTCCCAGCTTCCACTCCTTTATTCTCAAAGAATTTTTGATAAATAAAATGTTCTTTTGTACTTGGATTAAGTATTAAAATAATCCTGTTTTGTTTTATTTTATTTCTAATGGAGAAATCAATTTTATCAAATGTTTCTTCATCTGTTAACTCCTCCGCTTCATCGAGTACCCAAGTTGTAACACCTGCTAATGATTTAAGATTTGCCGTTTGCGTTCCTGAACTTGTTTTAATTCCTTTAAATATAATCTTTGATCCTGTACGAATATTAATTATTTCATCTTTAGTAATATGGAAATCATTATGTCTATCTATAATATCAATCTTTTCAATAAATTCTGGTATGATTGAAACATGAGCCGAAGTAAGTGTATAACGAGTGAATAATATAACGTGACCGACCTCATAAGTAAGTGCTAGTAAAAACGTAGTATTTGAAAAACTTTTTCCACTTCCACGACCTCCAGTAATTACAAAGTATCTACTATCAGAAAATAAACCGTTATATATTTTACTTAATGTTAACAAGATCCTTTATTGAGAAATCATTTAAAGTCAAATTAGTTTCAACTTTGTCTGGTGCTTTGCCAAATATATGTTCTGAAATAAATATCTTACCACGTTCAAAAGTAAGCAAATCCTTAGCAAGTTCAATTCTCGCTTCTTCATCTGTTTCAACATTCTTAACTTGTTTAATTGCAGCAATAAAAATAGCGTTTGTTTTTTGCTCATCTGCTACTGCTTTTCTACCTGCTCCTGGGGTTGCCCCTCCTTTACCTGCCATTGAAAAAAGTATTGATTATTCAATTGTTATCTAAAACCTTTTTAAGCTCTTTTATTAAATCTCTCCAACAACTACCACACATTGTCGGTTGTTCGTTCTTAGAAAACACTCTATTGAATATCTGAACTAATCTAAGTTGTTCTAAAGGTGAAGCTTCCTCACTTAAAAAAGCATCGTTTAAAAATTCAATCTCATTTAATTCTAAAGGCAAATGGTTTGCCACTTCTAATTTACATTTTTTCTTTGCCATCTGTTATATTCTTTCGTAATCTTTGTTAATATAATCTATATAGTCCTCTTCAATCTCAATTCTTATTTTCTCTTTAGTTTTCTTCAATGAACGTAAAACAGTTGAAGGAGCTATATTAAATTTCTTTGCTATTTTTCTCATCGATAAACCTTTCACAAAGTAGTTATTCAATATTATAACGTCTGAATAGTGTGTTTTGTATTTAACGGCTTCAATCTTAGTGTTTATTTTTGTAAAAGAATCAAACTCGTTAATATCAAATTCATCATTTACAAGCTCTCTAACGTCATCAATTGATATTGTTGTAATCTTATTCTCTAATCTAAGTTTATCGAAGTAGATTGAACGTAAAGTTAACCAAATGTAAGCGGAGTTAATCTCTTTGTTTATCTTATTATCGTAAACTTTTAAATACATATCCTGGACAATATCTTCTGATGTTTCTCCAGCACCAAATGAACGAGCTATTGATACCCATTGCTTATGATTTTCTACTAGTTTGTTTAGTTGTTTCAAAGTATTAGTGTCATTTGTTTATTAAACATTGCATCTACAACAGTTTGACAACCGTATCTTTTAACCGCTAAGTCTATAAAGTAAGGCTCTTTTCTTACTCTATAATTTGACTTTACAATAGGCAAAGGCTCGATTAGAATACCATCTACAAACGTAGCTTTGATATTTCGAAGCTTACAATACTGCTCTAATTTTTCTAGTTGTAACATATCTTATGATAAAGATAATAATATTTTTCACATCTGATGTTTTCGTAAACGATTATTTCAAACCATTCAAAAAGTTCTTTTGTCATTTGTATGTTTTAAATTGTGAATACTCTCTAACTATGTAGATAACGAACTCGTGCATAAATACGCTACTACCTTCTGACTTGTACCATTCGCTTGTTGTTCGGTGCAAGTCTTGTATTCGTCCGTACTTTGTAATTATATTTCTACGATTTGGTAAATCTAAAATGGGCTGTATTAACATAACTTATTTTCTTTTAACCATAAATCAATAACTACTTTGGACTTGTTTAAATCACTTTCAAACTCCCCTTTCTTTTCTGAACGTTCTAATCGTTTAACAATGTCAAATAAATAAGCATTCCAACCTCGCTCTTTTGC